ATCTCGATAAGAGCAAATACGGTGCAGTGTCTGATATTTCTATTGTGATTGAGAATAGCAATAGAAAGCCTCATCTTAAATTCACCTTCACAGAAGCATTTCCTCTATCATTAAGTGGTATCAATCTAGATGTTACTGGAACTGATGTTATATACCCAGAATGCAGCGTCACTATGCGTTATACGAACATGAGGTTCGAAAAAATCAGTTGACATTCTATCAAAGTGTGATAGTATAATAATGTAACAACTGTGCAAAGGGCATGTGATGAGTACTGATGATATTAGTGAGATGTGGTCTAAAGACTGTAAGATCGACGAGTCTAACTTAGCAGGCGAGTCCAAAAGAATTCCAGAACTTCACAACAAATATTATACCTTATATTATAAGGAAGCTTTGAAAGTAAAGAAGCTTCGCTATGACTATAAGGAACTTGAGCTTGCGAAACGCGAGTGGTTGGATGGTTCAATGGCCGAAGAAGATCTTCGTGAGCGAGGATGGAAGCCTTTTCAGAAAAAAGTAATCCGGCAGGATGTTGATAAATACTTGCAAGCAGATAGAGATATTATTAACCTGAGTTTAAAGATTGATTATCATTCTACTCGGGCTAACTTCCTTGAAGATATCATTAAAACAATACACAGTAGAAATTTCATCGTGAAAAACATGATTGATATTTTGAAGTTCCAACACGGGGAATACTAAATTATGGATGTGGTCAGCGTTGAAATTATAAATGCAGTTTACCTTAAAGTAAACGCTGACTCTGGCATACGCATGGAACTTGAAGATTATTTCAAGTTTCAACCTTCTGGCTATCAATTTAATCCAAGTTATAAGAACAGAGTTTGGGATGGCTGGATCAGATTATTCCAAGCAATGCGTCCAAAATTGTACGTAGGTCTATTTTCAAAATTAAGAAAATTTTGTGAAGATCGTGGTTATGAGCTTAAAGCGCCTGATCATTTGTACATAGCAGAGGAGATTCCTGATGATTATGGCTATCAAATTGCTGAAGAAATCAATTGCAAATTTAAACCACGCGATTACCAAAATCAATACGTTGTTGATGCAATCAGGGATTCAAGATCACTCTCCTTGTCTCCTACATCTTCTGGCAAATCGTTAATCATTTATCTAATTACTGAGCATTATCGTAGAACATACGATCATAGAACACTTATTATTGTTCCAACGATCTCTCTGGTGCACCAGATGGCTGGTGACTTTATAGACTATGGGTGTGATGAAGATCTGATCTATAAAATTCAAGGTGGTATTGATAAAAACACAGATGCTCCTATTGTTATTTCTACATGGCAATCATTAATTAAACTTCCAAAAGATTGGTTTGGCCAGTTCAATGTAGTACTTGGAGATGAAGCACATAACTTCCAAGCTAAATCACTTCAGAAAATTATGGAAGGATTAGATCAATGTTACTATCGACATGGCTTTACTGGTACTTTAAAATCAGAAGAAAGCAAGACTCATAGGCTTGTATTAGAAGGATGTTTTGGTGCTGTTCGTAGACACGTATCTACAAAAGATCTTATAGATCAAGGAACAGTAGCAGATTTCAATGTAAAAGCAATTGTTCTGTCTCATTCTGAGGAAGTTCGTAAAGGATTCCATAAGGCATTCAAGACGATCAAGGAATCTAGTAAGCGCTATCCTGCTGAACGAGAGTTTATTGTAAACAATCACAAAAGAAACATTTTCATTAGAAATTTGCTTTGGTCTCTTGAAGGTCAAAACAATTTGATTTTATTTGATCTTGTTGAGAAACATGGTAAGATCTTAGAACCCTTGCTTCGCAAGGACGATCGTCAACTTCATTTTATATATGGAGCAACTAAGGGAGAAGAACGTGAACGAATTCGCCATCTGGTCGAAAATGATCCAATCAAACAGCATGATATACTTGCATCTTATGGAGTGTTTTCAACGGGTGTGAACTTGAAGAAACTTGATAACGTAATCTTTGCTTCTGGTTCTAAGTCTGAAATCAAAGTACTTCAATCTATTGGACGAGCTCTTCGTAAGGGTAATGATGCCGACAAGGCAACTCTATATGACATTACTGACGACCTGTCGGTCGGGAGTTTCACTAACTACACATTGACTCATTTTAGGAAAAGAGTAGAGATCTATGGTCGGGAAGAATTCCCATTCCGTGTCTACACAGTTGAAATCTAATATTATTTTCTTCCTCATAAATGAGATTATACCAGGCCCGAGAGAAATGTCAACAACTTTTTTCAGCTGTACTCAAAAAAATTAACAGTTGACATTTCATGAGTTTGTAGTATATTAATATAGAACACACTATAAGGAGGTAACACAATGGCAAAACGCAAGACACGCAACTATGTCAACAATGCCGACCTTCTTGAAGCGCTGATTGCATACCAAAAAGATTGTAGAGAAGCAGAGGACGCAGGCGAAGATAGACCCCGCGTACCCGACTACATTGGTACATGTATATTTCAGATTGCAACAAGGCTGGCAACTAAACCGAACTTTTCAGGATATTCCTATAAAGAAGATATGATTTCAGATGGTATTGAAAACTGTCTGTTATACATTAACAATTTTAATCCAGAAAAATCTCAAAATCCATTTGCATATTTTACTCAAATTATTTGGTACGCATTCCTACGTCGTATTCAAAAAGAGAAAAAGCAAATGTATATTCGATTTAAGTCTTCTCAACAAATGATTGCAGCAGGTGAAACTTACACCGGAGAAGATCTTAATCTTCAGTTGAATACTACAGCTGACTACATGAACGATTTTGTTAAAGATTTTGAAGATAAATTACAACGTGATAAAGAAAAGAAAAAATGAGTGGACAACGCCGCTTTTTAAAATGGTGGGCAAGAACTGTTGGTATGCCAATCGGAATTACTGATGATGATAAACCAGAGTTCCTGCCTATTCCTCAACGAGATGTTGTAAGAGCTTTATGGTTTAGAACATTTTGGATCGTATTACATGTATTAACTTGTTTTATGATTATCACCGGCAATGGCCGAACATTAGGATTCTGGTAAATGAAAATAGCAATTGTAACTGATATGCATATTGGAGTACGTGGCGACTCTAAGGTGTTTGCAGATCATCAAGAAAAATTCTTTTTAGAGTGTTTTTTCCCGTACTTAGATGAGCATGGTATTACGACTGTATTTGATCTTGGTGATACCTTTGATCGTCGCAAGTTTATTAACTATGTATCACTTAAACGTGGTAAGGAATATTGGTTTGATCAGCTAGCTAAACGCGGTATCGAGTATCATGCTTTGGTTGGCAACCACTGTACATATTACACTAACACAAACGAAGTCAATAGTATGAATTTGCTATTGAAAGAGTATGATAACTTTCATATTTACGAAAGTGAACCAAAAGAGTTGACATTTGGTTCAAGCCGTGTTATGATGTTACCGTGGATTGCTAAAGACAATGCTCAAATTTGTTATGATGCAATCAAGGAATCGAATGCTCATGTGTTGGCTGGCCACTTGGAATTGAAAGGTTTCGAGATGATGAAAGGCCAACTATGTACTCATGGCACTGACAAAGATCTATTTACGCATTTTGAACAAGTGTGGTCCGGTCATTTCCATCATCCATCTGAGTATGGAAACATTCGTTATCTTGGTGCACCATATGAAATGACTTGGACAGACTATGATGGCGTTCGAGGTTTTCATGTATTTGATACAGAAACGCGAGAGTTGACTCGTGTTCGTAATCCATTTAGAGTGTTTTACAAAATTGAATATGATGATTCAGATATGACAATCGAAGATATTGCAAATCTTGAAACTGATAATCTAAAAGATACATATATCAAAGTCATTGTAAAGAATCGCTCTAATCCATATCTTTATGACTTGTTCATTAATAAGCTAACTGATGCTGGAGCAGCTGACGTGAAATCTATTGAAGATGCTTTGAATTTAGAAAATGAAGGAATGGAAGATATTCTTGATGAAGCTCAAGACACTCAAGATATTCTATATGGATATATTGAATCAATTGAAACTAGCGTCAACAAAGCCAAAATTAAACAGGTTGTTGATGAACTATATAATGAGGCATCTAGTGTTGCATGAAAATACTTTTTAAAGAATTACGTTATAAAAACATTCTTTCTACTGGAAATTCGTTTACTAAAATTCAGTTGAATGGAAGAACAACTACTTTGATTAGTGGTTCTAATGGCGCCGGGAAATCTACGATGCTCGACGCCATTGTGTTT